AATTACCTCTTTTACTGGTAATTTCTCATCTGGAGCATATTCTAGTTCATCTTTTTTATTATCTATATGGTCTAAAGCTTTTGGTGTTGCTTTAACGGCTACAACTATAGAAGCACCTGCCGTTCCAATACCAGCAATAGTCAATATTGTTGAACTATGTTTCTTTATAAATTGTTTTGTATTATTAAACATTGATGATATATTCATTACAATATTCTCCTTTCTAATATAGAATTAAACATTTTCTATGTCATTTTTCTTTAAATATTTAGCTACAGCCTTATCAATTTCTTCTGTTCTTTCTTTTTTCTCAGCTACGCTAGATACAATAGTACCAACTACTGATAGACCTAACCCTAATATTGTTAACCAATTAATTTTTTTCATTTTTAAATCCTCCTTAAATTATAATAATGATAAATCATCTATAACTATTATAAAACATTCTAATCCATCGTCCATAACAGTTCTTTGATGTTCAAATTTTAATTCTTTGTATTCTCCATTATCTGACCATCCGATATTTCTAGCAATGTTCGTAGACTCTAAACCTAAAAACTCATAAAATTCAAACATCGATACATATCCAACTGCTGCTAATTGTTCATTCATGTACTTTTCAGCTTTTAAAACATCATCAATTTTAGCTTGGAAATAATTCAATGTTTGAAAATCAAAGAATAAGTATTCATTATTAGTTACTAGATCCTCATTTTGGATAATACTTGAATCACAATTGTTTTCGGCTATTTTACCAATTATCTTTTCTTTGGCATTTTCTCCATAAAGTTGTTCAGAAGCTTCAATATATTCTTTATATGACTTATCTAATAAAGAATATGCTGCTATTAAAGAAGTTTGCATCTTTTTATTTAGATAATTAGAGCTAAAAATACAAGTCAAAGTTCCAAACATACACAAACCTGTTGGAATATATTCTTTCCATACTAATTTAACAATGTCTGATTTTGATAAATCTTTATCCTCTTCTTTAGCTTCTTCTATTATTTTTAAAGCTTTCGGAGTAGCCTTAATAGCAGTTATTGTAGTTACAATAACACCTGCTCCACCTAATATAGTTAATATTGTAGGTGCATTCTTTTTCATAAATCTTTCCACTTTCATTTTTATATCACCTCCTTTCAATAAAAAATAAAAGGACACTATTTGGTCCTTATTTCAATATTTGGTAATCAAGGTGCACTGATTAAGCACCTCATAATAGGATTTGTAATTTTCGCGAATTTTAAAAAATAAGAGAGAAACTGTGTTATTAGTTTTTCTCTTATGTAGAAAGATTATTTATGAATTTTATCTTTTTTCTTTCTGAAAAATAACTTTTTAATTATCCATGTAAATAACATCAAATCTCCGATTAGTATAAATAATGGTATTAATACCAATCCAAATTTAAATAAAACATAGATTAAAGCTATACATATAATTAATAACAATAAAATTAATGTAATCATATTTTTATCTCCTTTCTATCACTTCATAATATTATATGTTTTATTCGCGAAAGATTTAGAGGATTTGTATAACCCTCTAAATTGGAACATTTAACGCTTTGATTTATTTTTCATTGTGTCAGGTATGAATACTTTACCCGGTGAGCTAGTTATTATATTTCCGCTTTTATCAAATTCCCAAGCGTTTCTTATAGTTTCTTTTTGTATCTTTTTATCTCCAAACCATTCTGCTAGACTGACACCTATTCCAATTAAACCTACACCAGCTGTCAATACATGACCGATAAGCGCGATTTTATTATTTCTTTTTGTTTTTCTATCTTCACTTTCGATCTGTTCGACCTTAATAAGTTCGTTTCGGATATCGTCTAAATCTCTGGCGAGATCAGCATACTCTTGACTTCCTATTTCAACTCCTTTCATTTGATTTTTACGTTCTTCATAATCTGCCCACAAGGCTTTCTTTGTCTCTTCCATAACCTTTTCCTCCCTTAATTTATTGAAACGCATGTTCCATTAAAGTGTCTGTTTTTTCTGCGTATACTAAATATTATTTTGAAATTTGTGTATCTATATCTTTTAATATTTCTTCTCGCATATTTTCATCTATTACTACATCGTGTTGCACTTCAAACATTGCGTTTTTAATTTTTCTATCGTTTAAATTGCCATTAGTCATTTTGAGTCGTGCTAACCCAGTTATATCGTCGATTTGTATCATTCCGACTTTTGAATATTTTGTTCCAAAAATTCTTCTTATTAGCAAAACCCATATTACTCCAGTAATAAAACCTATCCAATAATATAACATTTAATATACCTCCTTTCTATTTTGAAAAACAAAAGGACATTTAATTTCTTAAATATCCTTTTATTAAGGGATAAGATACACGCGCAGTGTGCATCTCCATAATATACCCTGTTTTAATCGCGTTTTTTATCTAAATATTCTATTATATTTTTAACGTCTCCAGTGAATAAAATATCGCCTATAACTTCTTCAAGTGTTATATATTCTTTTCCATTTTGAACATCTTCTTTATCTACAGCTACTACAGCATAACACTTATCGTTATTATCTGATATATAATCATTTAAATCATCAAATATATAATCTAATTGTTCTTTTGCCATTTTTTCATTATCATCCATTAATATCACCTCCTATCTCTATATTTACTTAAATCATTTTTTATTTTGCTTAACTTTTCTTTGTTACCAGTAGATTGAGTAATTGATGTTGCAAATGATTGTTTAAATAAATCTATGCCAGGACATAACTCATCATATTGACCAGATTCTAATCGTTTTAACAAACACATATTTCCGACTATCATTTCATTGCATCTTTGTATAATAAAATCCACAGATGCAATATAACCACTCAAAGCTTCTTGCAATTCATCATCATCTTTTGGATCTACAAATTTGTCAACCATCATAGATGCACTCTTACTTGCTTCTAGTAATATTTGTACTTGTATACTTACTATGTCGAGTATTCTAACTCTTTCATTTATTAAATTTAACATTTCTGTATTATTTTGAATACATTCATTTAATTTTTTATGTAACCAATTTTTTGCATCGTAATAATCCATTTTAATACCTCCTTCTTTACTATATTTGAAAAATAAAAAGAGAAGTATAATTATAAAACAATATTACTCACCTCTCCATAATATGATGTGTTTTTCTCGCGAAAATCAAAAGACTAATACTATAGTCCTTTGATGAATTTGTTCCATTCTTCTTTCATATTTTCATATTCTTTTTTAACATTCTGTTTTTCTCGTTCAATATTATCTTTAGCTCTTTTAAATTTATAATAAGTTATTATTATAATTCCGTAAATAAAATATTGATATAAGTGTCCATAACATTTTAATTAATTCCTTTCTGTATAAATCTCCATAATACAGCATGTTTTATATGCGAAAACTAAGAGGGCATTACTCAAGCCCTTCCGTAGTATTCATTTGAACATCCTTGTTAATTTTCAATTTACTATCCATAAAATTATTTATATCATCTCTGTTAACTTGTATAAATTCTACTAATAACAATAATAACAAAGTGTATAACATTCCTTTTATAACATATCGCATTTTGAATCTCCTTTCGCATGTTCTCATAAAAATATATGTTTTTTACGCGAAAAAGAAAATGGTCTTTATTTCGACCTTTTTCTAATACGTTTTAATATTTTATGTAGTACGAATATTGGTAATCCTATTGTTAATATAATTCCAGTTCCTAATACTAAATATGCTGATGTAGGTATTTTTTTATTTTCATTATTACATGTGGGATGACCGAAGTAATTCTCAAAATTTTTATCTCCAAATCTTATCCCGTCATCGTAACATATTTCTATCATATCTTCATCATCACATACTTTTTTCCAATCATTATATTTTTCAGGATTATTTTTCTTCCATTCATTAAAACTTAACATCTTATTAAAACCTCCTTCTATAAAAACATACGTTTTTTACGCGAAAATAAGCAAAAATAGCCTTAAAAAAGGCCAAAAATAGCCAAAAACGCAGAATACGTACGAGGATCAATTTTCCGCCATTTTGACCCTTTATAAACAAGTTATATGACCTAAAAATAAAAAAGGCTTAAAATCGATTCTCAGAGGTCGTTTTTTCAGTAATTTCGAAAAAATTGCTATTTTTAGAAAAAGAAGAGGATATGCGTAAGACATACCCTCAAAAAAAATATTATAATAGTCTTAATAGCTTCTTCCAAGTATTTGCTCTAGCTGTTATTTCGCCATCAACAATCTTTAAACCTTTAGATCTTTGATAATTCATAACAGCTGTTCTCATACCTCCACCAAATATTGGTATTTTACCTTGATCTTCTTCTATTGCACCATTGTAATATCCTAATACTTTTAAATATCTTTCCAAAGCAGTTACTACTTTATGATTTCTATTTGTATTAGTTGAAACTGTAATTGTATGTTTTAAAGTATCTGGACCTGGTTTACCATCAACGTCAGCACCAGTAGCAGATTGTACATCTCTAACGAATTGTTCGAATGTGTATGTCGTTGGTTGTGGTGTTGGTTGTGGTGTAGGTGGTGTTTCACCATCTAATAATGCATTGACAACTATAGCTAGTTCATTCATTTTACTTAATAAATAAGGACCAGGGCAATCAGTATTAGCAAACATATTATGAGTAGTTAAACTTCCATTTGGAGTACCATTATACTCTAATCTAAAACTATAACGTCTGCAAACATCTACTGCTAGTTTTACTAATGTGTTCCAAGCAGCATCAGATATTCTCCATTGTCCACCGTATTCACAATTAGATACTTCGACTGTTATAGCTTGATAATCATTTGCTCTAGATGATGACGTCCATGGTCTATCATTTTCATCAACACAACCTACTAAATCACCAGCATTACCTATGCAATAATTTGCAGACGCACCTCTTAAAGGATTGCCGAATATATTTCTAGCACATTGTTCTCCTGATAATATACCAGCCATCATGTGAGGTGTGAATTTGCATGGCTTATATGTAACACCTTTCCATGTTCTACCTTTAGTATAGTTATTTTCATGAGCTAAAACTATACTATCACATAAACTAGAAAACATAATTATTCACCATCCTCTCTACCATTTGATAATTCGGCTAACATTTCTTCTGTTATAACATTCTCATCTTTATCATCCATTGTTAGACCCTCCTTTCAATTTTTTAAATAAGTCATTTACAAAATTAGCACCTCTTGAAACTATAATGCCAGTAAATATAGAACCAACAATTGGTGCTAATAATGTTATACCTACTATTGAGAAAATATCAACTTTAGCAAGCACACAAATCAATATAGAAACAATTAAACTCCCAAGCATATCTATACTAAATTTTCCTGCCTGCCAAACCATTTTAAGATTTTCCCATATAGCTTCAACTAATATTGCTACTATTACAATTTGTGCAAATTCCATAATGATCACCTCACTTTACAATATACCTCTTTTTTGTAAATCTTCAAACATGCTATCGACATAACTATTTCCACCATATTCATTATATATCTTTTTAGTTTCGTGGATTATTCGTTTTTGTTCTTCGTTAGGTCGATAATCTTCATCTTTTAATTTAGTCATCTCAACAATAAGAAAACGTTTGCAATTTTCTAAATCGATGTCATCCAAACGTTTGTTTAGACGTATGTCATCTTCTTTGCTCTCTTTTTTAAAATCTTCTATTGTCTTATTTACTTGTTCCATTAACTCTTGTTGAGATGCTATCTTTTTATTAGATTTTGTTTGAATTATAACTCCTATTAAACTAATTAACGCAACAATTATCATTGCAATTGCATTAACCATTTATTTTAACCTCCTTTTGTGTTTATTTTAAAAATTAAGCAGTTCGTTTCCAAATATTAACAACAAAAAATTTAGGAAGATTATTATGATAACCATCTCCTCCAGTATATTGTGCTAAATCGCTTCCTGAGTAATCTCTCGAAGTATTTCTAACAAACCAATCATAGCCAGCCCAACCACTTCTTGACCCATTATCGATTAGAGATTGAGTATGATTATGCTTAGGCATTTCATTTATTGTTAATTTATGAGAATATTCTCCACCTACTGCTTCTGGTTGAAAATTATATGGTTCTCCGCCTTCACCAATAGCTGTGCCAGATCCTATTAAGAATTTGGCCTCAATTTTACCCCAAGTCCCTCCAAACAATATGCTTGGATCTATATTATTAACGCTCATATATATACTACCGAATAGGATAAAATATATCTATTATTTCCTGAGCTATTTTTAATTTTTTTGACATATTTTATTTTAATATTATACATTATGAAACTCTTTTCCATTTGCAACAATTATTTATAGATGTAAAATATCCATGCCCCATTAGATTACCAATCCTAACCCAGTTAGATCCAACACCGCTAGGTAAGAAATTTTGAAACATCAAACATAATCCGGCCCCAGCATATGTACCACCATAGTCTTTTAATGGTGCTGTAGTTATTTCATCTAGATCAAAGAATCTGCTTTTGACAACCGGCCTAAATACTTCATCACCCCAACTAATATTACGTAATATATCAAGCCCATTTAATCTAACTCTGGCATCATTTCCTCCACCAGTAGACAAAGCACCACTAAATTGTATTTGTAGTTTGTAACCATCAGGAGGTGTAGGGAACGTTTCAGATGTTTCAATATTAAAATCGGTATTGACTGTATTTACACCATAAAAACAACCAGTTAGTAATGTTTTATTATAAGATTTTCTAACACAAACTGGTCCGTAAGGTCCTGTATTATATGACCAGTCACCCGGATACAATAATGCACTACCGACATGTATACGATCTTTGCCCTCATAATATTTTGTCCAAACACCATCAAATTCCACATTCGGATCAAATGTTGTGTCCCATGTTTTGTAATTACATCCGTACTGGATATATTAAGTTCCATATTTCTTTTGCTAATTTCAATTTTTTAGGCATATACTTCAGTATATACACTATATTAAGCAGTTCGTTTCCAAACAGCAACTGCAGTAGTTGGCATAGCATGATTATGACCTTTTCCTCCTCCAGTTTCATATGTTTGAAAAGCATTTTTTGACCCATTATTTCCTCCAGAATATGATAAACTATATCCAGATTGACTTCCACCATTAAGTGTGATAGTTTGATTAGCATCATCACCCCACCATGACATACCTTTATGTCTATGTTTAGGCATTTGGTCTACTGTTAATGTAGTATCAGATGTAACCATACCATTTCGTAGATTATGTTGTCGCCCATCTCCATATCCAACACTACCACAAAATAAATATCCATCAACTATTCTATTCCAAGTACCACCAAATAATGTACCAGGATCAATATCATTTACTGAAATATAGACTGAGCCTATAGGATAAAATATATCTGCTATAACTTGTTTTAATTCTGGAGCTATTTTTATTTGTTTAGCCATATAGTACCCCCATTTCTAAAGATACTAATAAACTGCTTAATATACCTTGAGAAAAGGTTACAGTGTAATAACTGCTCCCTCCTCTCTATTTTGAGTTTCATAACAAACCTCAGTAAGGAGGTTAGCGTATAATATCGCTCCTCCTTTCCTGAATAATGAATGCTCTCTCTCTCTCTCTCTCTCTC